AACTCAGTCTCCCGCTTACAGCCGTTACACTTGAATCGTGTATGATTCATGCTAATATCCCTATTGCCTGCAATGGCAAACCGCACAAACTAAGAATATACCTTCATGCACAAGCCTGTCGTCATTACAGCTAATGCAACGGTCTCTAGATGGTGTCAGGGTTTCTTTATCGTTTTCAAGCCGTAATGTAAACCCTGAGCCGTCTAATATTTCAACATATCCCACTATTCCCCTCCTTTCCCTGGTTCTGTATCATCGGGCCAATACCACGTTCCTGCTGCGGTAAGTTTGGCCCATTTTGCATCGCATTGATCTGGCTTAGCTGCACTGCATACATAGCCCGCGTAAGGCTTATTAGTCCCCTTTGCGATTCCTTCTTTCTTCACCATATTGCCGTGCCGACAAGTAAAGCCAATATTAACCACTTCACCGATTTGAGTAATGCTTTCGCCAACAGACCACTCAATAGGTACAGGCTCATTAGCAATATCTTTAGGTTGTGAGTTAACAATATGAAGCGCATGCTCCATTGCAGCCGATTTAGATCCTGGTCGGCCATATTTAGGTGTAAATTGTTCAACTTTGCTCATTTCATCTCTTGATGCACGTTTGCCCTTAGCTGCATAACCAGCGTTTGCAAGCGCACGGCCGATCGCTGAAGTCTCGCAGTTTTCCAATGCAGATGTTGAATTAACACCGCGATCAGAAATGCTCTCACTAGCGAGCCCAGTCGAACACGGCTTTGCATCGGCTTCCGTTTTATATAGTTCAGCACTAACAATGTATCTAGTGTCTGTGGCCTGCTCAATTTTTGTTGCCACTCTTCCATCTGGATAATCCTTCCACCATTTATCTAGTCGGCTCTCGACTGTTTCGTAATCAGCTAAATTAAACATTACTCGCCTTCTTTCCAGTCAAACTCTCCGTCTTTTTCTGCATCGATACATAGCTTGTAGATCGCCACGTATGCACAGATGTCCACGATACTGTCATGGTGTCCAGGAGACGAATTGAGACGGCTGATTTTTTGCATGATATTGAACATCGGTATGTCATGAGGCATGAGCGGATAGTCCATGTATGCACTGAATCCTTTAGCGATGCGTTGCATATTGTAAATCGGGTGTCCGTAAACGACACCGCGTTCTTGGACAAGCTGGATGGCTTCATTAAATAACTTCTCAGTTGTCGTTGGCATCGATTTTATTCTGAATCATTCTGCGGTGCATATCGTAGCCATCCTTGCGGCCAATCCAATACATCCGCTGTTTTGCATCTTCATACATGCCATAAGCCCATATAATTGCAACCATGGATGCTACCCATAATAAGCCAGCTTCTTTAAGTGTCATGCGCTTATCAGTTCTTTACGCATATGGCAAGGGCTAGCGTAATTAGTTAATAAAACCCAACTGTCATCATCCCATGAATCAATATGCTCTTTATAATCTACTTTTAGAGCTGCCATAAATGCTTTTGCCATTACTAAATTTATAGCTGAATCAAACCAGTACGCGTAAGTCCAATTAAAGTCTGGGCGTGGCTCAAATCTGTCAGTTTGTTTTTCCCAATCAATACCGCGCCATTCCATTGAGTTGACCCATAATCTTTCAAAGTCAGCTGCAGTTAAGTCAATTTCTATTTTCATCGTAGCCCTACTTCCTGCGCCAGTCGGTCTGGCACGAGAGAAGTATGGCATCTGTGTACGACTTTGTGGATAGTTTTGGAGAGTATTTCTATAACGATTAGGTAACGATTTACCTGTAATGCCTGCCCAGCGCTGTAAATGAGCCATCCTTTGGATCGATAGGCACCAACGTAGGTGTTAGCGTCTTTCCTTCGGCTTCTAGTATAGCAAACCCGTTCTGCCAATTCGCGCTGTTATAGCGAATATAGCCCGCTTTCTTTCTATCCATAAGGTTTCCTACCTCTACCCCATATAAGGCCCTGTAGTGGCCGTTTACGCCCTCTGAATAGGCACTCATGCCCAGTCTGTGCGAATGTCCTGCTAAAACGGACTTACCAAACTTCTTGGCTAGGTTAAGAGCTGTAATACCTGCGTGCTGGCTCATATTGCCTTCATCTCCGTGGCAGAGTACCCAGTCGGGGTGAAACTCATAAGCCTTGCGGTGGTAGGTCATACCCATCTCGGCGAATCCCATAAAGGCGGGATATTGGAGTTCTGGTAGGTTAATTAAACCTGGCACTTTTAATAAAGTATTATAAAGCCGATCAGTATGATTGCTGCGAATAATATGCATTTCTGGACTGTATTCACCGATATCCCAAAGTATCTGCTTACATAGCTCACGATCAGCGTGTAGATCCTCGCTATAAGCCAGAGGTGTGCCTTCACTCCATTTGCTAATCGATTGGAAGTCAATCTCATCACCAACCACCAATATAGAGTCAAACTTTTCTCTCCTGGCTAGTTTAATTACGTTCTTTACCGCAGAGTCCAATTGGTATGGGACCTGAAGGTCTGAGATCACTAACCAACGCTTAATCTTCTTCCTCATCTGGAGTAGGAATAGATGGGATAATGCCGCCTTCGCCCACTACCCAGTCAGGCATAGAAGATGGACTATCCATTAAAGCCAATGCAAGCGGCTCACTAAATCCAGCCTTGCGTGCAGCCTTGTACATCTCATGCTTACAAATATAAAAAACCTCAAGCTTAGATAATGGATCGGGTGATTTACGCACTACCCGCTTATTTATCTTCTTGCGCTTACGCGTAGCAGCCATAATAAAATTATCGCTTACTAATTAGAATAAATAGATCATCAACACGCTGTTCTAGCCGAGTTAATTGATCCTTCATACTGGCGCCTCCGTTGGGCCTCAGTTCGTTTAGCCAGCCCTTAACTAAGAAACGTAACCCGATCAGCACGCCTGTTAGCACGGCGATACCGCCAGCCCCAAAGGATGCCCATTCCGCAGGACTCATTTTTTAGGAGTGGCATAACCAAATACACCAGCTAGTACAGCCCATAGAATGGAACGGTAATCGGCTGCGAAGTTAGATGCTGCCCAGGCTGACAGGAATGCGCCTAGCGTTAGTACGTATGGATTCTTTATGTTCATATTTTGCCTCCTAGTAGTGGTATATCAAACGCCTTGCCATCTTTGTCGCCAGCCTTTGTAAAGCTAACGTGTATGTGCTTTGTGTGTTTGTTAAACCCTGAATACTTACGCCACTTAAAATTAAGAATCCTGCTAGCAATCATGCCGTTATGTATTACGTAAGATATGCGCTTATCGGTTTTCGCACAGATTCGGATCTGGTCAGCCAAATAAACCGAGAGCCCTTCGGATGTATCCAGCCTAGAATCAATATCAATGGCTCGCACGCATCCCGACTCGTCTGGATTATGATCTGATTTTCTGGCACTGTGACGAGCATCGCCAGCCCACCCATCACTGGTAGTGCGGCGATCTGGATACCAGGCAGTAACGGCATCTCTAAGTTCTTCTCCAGCAGCGCATAACCACGGTTTCATTATGAAAGAAGTAAAGCGGCTTCCTCGGCTGTAATCCCAAGTTTTGCTAACAAATCAGCTTTGGCGGTTGCCTTTGCTGCGGCTTCGGCTTGTGCAGCCACTAACTTTGCCTCGGCTGCTTTGCGTTCTGCCTGCTCTTGTGCAGTTTCTTCACGCTCGGTGATAGTTTCCTCACCTGTTAAAGCGTTAAATTCTTTTTCAATTATTTTCATATATTCTCCTTATGCGCTTGTATAAACAAAAACTGTGCCAGCATCTAAATTACCTGAACTTGTCGTTATAGAAATACTTGAAATTGTGCTACTAGAATTGTAGTAACCTTGACCCCAATATGCCATAGCCTCATAAGTTGTACCTGCCTGCGCTCCTGTTCCTGCATAAGTATATTGTTTTACACCACTAGAATTACATCCAGTTATAGTTACGCCACCACTACAAGTACTTGCGGCACTACCCGACATAACAGCCAAAATAATTTGGGCATCTGCGCCACCACTTTGACCTAGATTTAAAACGCTAGCCGTTGAAGCATTTTTCCAGTATGCACCATACGAATAATAGTTACTGCCAGTATCAGTATTTAATCTAACTCGAAGCTCTGCTCCTGATGAAGCCGAACTTGCTTGTTGCATAAGAATCATTACTTTATCTACACCGCTAATTCCTGATACTGTTACAGTGGCCGCACCAGTTAATGCTGTTCCACCTGAATTAAGTAAAGTCCAATTTGAACCAGCAGCAGCGGCTGCCCATTTCAAACCCAATGATTGGGTTGAATCAGCCGTTAATACTTGACCATTTGTACCTATTGGCACTCTGGCATTTGTAGTATCATAACCAAACAAATCACCTTTGGTAGTTAAAGGTAATGTTGTGCCAGGCTGAGTATAATCAAACCAAATAGCAGAACTAGCAGAACTAAAATATAAAAATCCACCATCATATTGTGTAACGCCTAAACTACCTGCGCTGTTAACTGTTGCAGTACCAGCCGTAATTGTGCAAGTTCCTGCGCCAATGTTTTGAATCTGCACTGAATCACCTGCGGCAAACAATGAAGTATTAACAGTAATGGTTGTAGCACTTGCGCTGTTCATTTGTATTACTGTGCCAGCATCGGCAGCAACCAATACGTATGATGCGGTTTTGGTGCTAGGTGATCCACCACCCATTGCGGTTTGCTGCAAGCTAGTCATCTGCGCAGCTGTAAGAACCTGCCCAGTAGTGAAAGTCTGTTTTGCCATTATATCTCCCTAATAACTAAGCACATTATAGTCTAAAGTTCCGTATATAGCATCGTTAAGGATCAGCGAATCAATTACGGGTTCGAGCGTTGTAAACGTGGTTTTCCAACTATTTGGCGTTATATTCATTTTTACGCCAAAAATCTGTAGGGTTTTTTCTAAGGTAGACCCACCTGGCTGGGTAGTGATTACCTTTATTGGATCAAAAAAATCTAGGCCTAAAGCTGCAATTATGCCTGAATTGTAATTAGATGTATATAGGTCTAGGACTATGGCATCTACCCGAATGCTTGTCTCGGCTCTACTAGCTACATACGCTTGAGCATAGTCAAGGGCTACTGCATCGGTTTGCATAAGCAGGTTATCGAGAAAATAACTGTGCAAAAAGTATTTATCGATGCTGGCTTGATTTAGGGCAACTTGAGGACTACCGCCAGCCCTGGTAATAGTGGCCTTATTAAACACCAGTACATCGTTGAGAATCCAGGTAGCGTCAAAATAATTTATGCCCGTTCCGTTATCTGCAAACACTGTAGCTGTGCCACCAATAGATCCAGCGGTTACCGATCTGTCTTGAAATACAAACGAACCAGTTGCATCTACATACAAAGATCCATATTCAGATAAAGCTACAGTGTTTAGAGCTTCTAAAGAAGTACGGTTAGTTCCAGGATCTGCCTGCATAGTAGTAAGTCCTGCATCTACATCACGCATAGTTGCTGGCCATCCAATTTGATCTAATATTTGATTGATACGTGTTCCCGATAAGTCTCCTGCAGTTGCCCCTGTAACTGTACTGATTTGCGCTAACTGGGCTAATCTAAATGCATCTACCGCCTGTATAGTCGTCATGGCTAAATCTTCTCCAGAATCGTCTGGGTAAGTAGTTACATAACTTGTAATAAAGCCTTGAAATATTGGATATGTGACACTGCCATAAGTTGCACTAATTTGCACTTTTTTCATGGGTGTTAAAAGTCCTGCATACGGCCCCGAACCGTTTTGAGGATTGAAATCGCCATTTTGATCGACTATACGTAATGTAAGTGAACCTGTTTGAAATTGATCTGATAATGCAGTACGACCTCGATTAGTTTCTATACGGTTTACTTGATTTGATACATCTACAATAACAGCTGTGCTATCACCTAAAACGTTAGTACCTAGTATGCCTGAATCTAAAATCATTGTTTGGGCAAACGCAGGCCCAGTACTAAAGTTAATTAAAGCACTTATTACAGGTAAGGTCATGCTAGAGATCCAGCAGGTGTTGTGCTATATCCTGAGCGTGTGGCTATTTGAATACTCTCGGCAATAGCTTGGCTTAACTTATCACCACTGGCAGCAGTATCTATTGTAATACGTATATCTTGCGTTGTTGCCCTCATACCAGATAAAGGATCATATCTATAACCTGTAGATGCTATATCGGCTGCAGTTACCCTCAAACTAGATAATGGATCGTATGGTGTTGTCGCTGGTGGCATAAAAGCGTCTGGATTAACTTTGCCGTTAATTATTGAATTGCTAACATCAACACGGCCTTGCTGTAATTCTGCAAGTTGTTTTTTACTTGCCTCTAAAGCTGCAAGGGCTGTTGCAATTTCAGAACTATTTGTAGCACCGTAAGCCTTGACTGGATCGTATATAGCCAGCCTTGCCAAGGTTGCTTTGAAGGCTAATTCTAATTGTAGGGTAGCGTCTGCCAGTTTCTTTGCAGCCTCGGCTGCGGCAAGTTCAGCTAGATACTTTTTAGCCAAAGCCTCATCATTGTTTGCTATTGCTGTTAATGCCTGGACTCTTAATTTATCCTCTGCACTTATGTTGTAATTTAAGGCTGCTGCTAAACCTATGCGCTCTAGATCAAACTTGTCTTTAAGTTTATCTACTTCGGTTCTTTGCTTATTAGATGCAGTAATAATGTTATATTCATCTTTTTTAGCTGTGTTTAATTTCTTTTGAAATAATAAATCTGACCTAGGGTTGCCAGAGCCATAAGTAAAGTTAGATGTAGGTTTTTGAGTTTTGCCAATATCGTAGGCAATTAAACCTGCAGCACCTACAATTAACTGCTTCTTGCCTAGAGTTAATAAAGCGGTAATGGCTAATAAAAACTTGCCTACATCGCTATCTATAATCTGTTTAACTTGACCAATTAACTCGCCCATACCTTTAGCAGTATTAGCAATAGCAATGGCAAAGCCATTCATAGAGTTGGCCGCTTGATTTATTGAGTTATCTTTTCCTAATGCCGTTAAAGCATCTAGTAAACCTGCTCCTATAATCTCTGTAGCATCGGCTGCCGCTACTTTTAAAGCATCCATTTTGCCAGCATAAGTATCTAATCTAGCTAATGCAGCACCAGTAAATCGTTTTTCTAATGCAGCCATAATTTTATTCATATCGCCTGTAGCAATTATGTTTGCATCAATGCCTGTGTTTAATCCTTTAATGGCCTTTGTTTGGCCTCTAACTCCAGCCGCTATAGCGTTAATTACAGTTTCTAAACTAGCACCAGTGCCAGCACTAACATTTAATGCAGTATTTAAAGCATTTTGGCTAAGAGTAACGGAGCCTGTGGCATTTAATAAAGTTTGAAAAGCTGGACGAAGTTGATCGTCCAATACTTTGTATAATTTTTGTGTGCTGGCAATGTAAGCCTCTACTTCATCTACCCTAAATGCGTTGCCAGTATTTTCTAATTGTACTGCCAAAGATTTAGCAGCTGCCTCATCGGCCGCAAATGCTGTAATTGCTTTTTTGCCAAACGCCACAATAGCCGTGGTGGCAAACACTCGGTTAAATGTTCTGCCCAATTGCTGGGCTTGTTTATCAAAGGCTGATAACTCTTTTTGCCCTTTTTTAAGTGCTTTACCATTAAAGGTGGCAATAGCGGAGACGACTACGTTGGCCATTATGCTGCCCTCTTAATCTCTGTTTTTTTATTAAAATCTATAGCAGTTGCGCTAATGGCTTTTAATATTGCTTCATAAACTTTAGGACTATCTTGTGCCCAGGCCTTGTAAATTAAACGACCCTTAGTTTTACGACCACCACTGCGCAAGTCTTTAATTTTAGGTTGCGCTGTTACTGGCTCTAATGCGGCCACAAACTGCTGGCTAGCAAATGGGTTATTAGATTTGTATTCCTCAAATGCTTTGCTTCTAGCAGATCTTTTAGTGTATGTGCCACTTGCACCCTTAGATGGTGTCATCTGGAATGGGGCGCGGCCTTGTGGATTTAAACGGCCTGCTACCTCATAAATTGCGCCTGGTCTGCTAGCGTTGTAAACATAATTACTTACCTTAAAACCATTTTTAAATGTTTTGTTTTCCCCTGGGTTATACCCAATACCTTGTCTAACCACGCCCGCATCATATTTTGGAAATGGTTTATATTTAAGGTTTGGGGAAGATATAGGTTTAGCCCAGCCAGACAATACTTCTGAGTTTTGTTTAACCATTGTTTTAGCTGTAAAGGCTACGCCACGCATTAACGGATCAATAGCGGTCCTGATGCGTTGGCGCATATCTTCATCAATAAACTCTAAGCCTTTAAGGACATCTTTAATGCCTACGACCTCTACTGGCATTTTTAAT